TACGAAATCCAATATCATACATTATTTTACTCTTATAATCATTGTTTCCATTTTAAATTAGACAGACTGTATCCAATCTTGTCCACCATTTTGGAAAAGAAGCCAAGGCTCCGGGCAAGGTCGACAATGTCTTGAGCAAGCTGGTGATTTTTCTGAACAATTTCATAGATGTTTCTAGACAGAAACCCGTCTGTGTCGATCAACCCGCTCAAGACCTTGACCCGCACTTGAACCGAATTCTTCATGTAGACCTCTGGAATGTGCTTGTTCTTCAGCAGATTGAGCTCTTTGAACTTTTCAATTATTAAATTTTTCCCTCCCTTGACCATGTTGGCCTTGACCGTGTGGTAGGATATGGTGTCTTTGACCCGCGTCACCGACATTCCAATAGAGGTCGCGTGGTCATGAATGTATTGGATAATCGCCGGGTCAATGTTTGTGATTGATGTATTGACCGAGGTCCCATCTCCCAGCCAAAGCCCCAGAAATGTAGGGTCGATGGGTACATCTTGAGCCTCGTACTCGATCAGCGGCTGCACGTAGCGAAACCTCGTCTGGACATTTGCGTCTATTTCATCAACCGGGACCACTATTTGCGACGCCTTGGTGTTGGTGTTGTGATTGTCATGGTGCTTTTGCGCAGCCTCCTTGGCATCATCGTACGTGTAGCAGTCGGACCTTTTCTTGGAAGTCTCGTAATAAAAGTACTTGAGACTCTGAGTGATTCCGGTCCAACACTTGGCAACCCAAGCGTTTTTATCTTTGATGTCATATACACCGCCACAACTGTATGCAATGGGATGGACGGTGATCTCGTCAACATCGATCACGACGTCTTGGGAGTTGCCAAGATAGATCTTCATTGCGATTGGTATGCGGGTGCAGCTTTTATATGCAATTTTCTTCCAGCCGAGTTCAAATTTTTCAAAAATGTTTGTATTCTATTTTTTACAAGAGAAAAATCATGTCAAAATCACTTGGTCCACGAGACCCGCACCTTGACCGTATACTTGGCCACGGTCTCGTCAAACTTGGTCAGTATCTCCTCGGTCCAGGTATTGTTGTGCTTTTCCTTGGTCTTTCCAAGTTAAACGGAATCCCGGACACTCGGGACAAGCAATAATGTTACAACATCAAACACTATTTAAAGAAAACAACCCTAGTACTTTTAAAGTAATTCACGTTGCCGAGCGTACAGCCTTTATATGTTTTTTGCATAGTCATTTCACTTTTTGGCGGAATTCAAGTTCAGCTTGTTTATTTATTTATATTTTGTAATGTAATATTTAATGACGCTAAATATAAAAAAATTTGATATGAGATCTATCACTGACGATAGTGTGGTCGTATTCATAGGCAAAAGAAAAGTTGGTAAAAGTTTTTTAGTCAAGACGTTGCTATCTTATCATCAAGACATTCCTATTGCAACAATCATCTCATCAACTGAAAGTGCAAATAGATTCTATGGTGATATTGTTCCAAGTTTATTTATCCATGATAAAATCTCCCCATGTCTCTTGGACAATGTGGTCAAAAGGCAGAAAATTATTCGAAAGAAAATGGAAAAAGAAACACGGAAAACTGGCCATACAAATATTGATCCGCGAACGCTTTTTGTCATGGATGACTGTCTTCATGATAAATCTTGGATCAATAATGAAAATATAAGAGAAGTATTTATGAATGGCCGACATTGGAAAATGTTCTTTTTGCTAACCATGCAACATCCTCTTGGCATACCTCCTAGTCTACGAACAAATATTGATTACGTATTTATATGTCGTGAAAACAATATCAATAATCGTAAACGCATTTACGACAACTACGCGTCCATGTTTCCAACGTTTGAAATGTTTTGCTCGGTCATGGACCAATGCACAGAAAACTATGAATGCCTCGTCGTTGTTATTAATGCAATGAGCAACCGCCTGCAAGATCAAGTATTTTGGTACAAGGCACCCGAACGCGGAAATTTCAAAATCGGCGCCAAGGAATTCTGGGACGCCCACAAGGAAAACTATGACGACGACGACGAGGATGAAGATGAGATGTTTGATGCATCACAATATAAAAAGAAAAAGCACCACTTGTCGGTCAATAAAAAAGGCTAGCCCCGGACCCTTGCAAATTCCACCTCTACAACAGCCATTGGGCCGCCATCAGGCTTTTGGAGGATTGCAGAGGCCTCTCGGAGGCTCATGCGGAAACGCAACTAGTGTAGAGCTCCATAGGAACACGCATATGCTTCTTCTGGCATAATTCATGCTAGTTCCTATGCAGCACCATGCATTTTTGCGTGTGTGATCTTATGGAATCCGTCACAACAAGTGTCATGCTCCCCACAGGGAGGCAGCGAAAAGCTCTCGCGAAGCGGCTCCCCGCAGGGGCGGTGGCTCGCTGCCGGCAGCGAATTATTCACACCATGGAATCGGCTCCATACCTCCCCAAGGGAACAATCGTTTGGAGGGCGGTCCCCGTGAACTCGACGACCTTGTCAAAGAATCCTGAAAAGTTCATGACGGTGTCGGCCACGAAAGAGGGTGCGCTACACTTTGCAAATGGTCGAGCCATGCGCATTTGCGAGATCGAGATTGGAGACGATGGAATCCAAGGGATGCCTATAAGGAGCAAGGATGACCTGCTCGATGCCGAGGATGAAATCATCATTCGCCCCGGTTTCAAGGTCTCTACGATTACATGCGCGGAATCGGGTGCTACTGTTTACAAAATCACCAAGGCCTAGGGTATATTTTGGCCAAAGTTTCCAAGAAATTGTCCCAATCCTATTTTGCTTCTCACCTCAAAACTCATTTAATTACAAAAAAATGATGGCAAAACCTTGCAATGGAGAAATTTAGAATTACAACTAGCGTACATACATGTCGGCTAATCTTGTCACCGAGTCATCTCTTTGGTCGATTCGCGACACGGTAATCTTGATCGTGTCCCAGTCCTCTTTTGCTTTCATGAAATGACCCCAATTGTACCAAATGCCCAGGTTTACAATGGCAAACTTGACGCGATAGTCGTCATAATTCTTGCTCCACCCAGCAGCAGTGTGTAGAGGAATATATACGTATTGCATTTTATTTTTGCATTTAAAGGGATTCGGAGCATATCTCAATTTCATCGAAGCATCAAAACCGCCGGTTTTAAATGGATCCAGGTCGATCTTTTGCGGCTTGATCTTGAATGCAATTCTAGTGTCAATGTTGCATTTGGGCAAAATGTGTTGAAGAACAATATCTAGAGGGAGGTGCTGCCAGATGGGGTCCATTTTAGAATTCCGAATTCTTTTAGAATCTTTTCAAAATCAAATTGACGACTTGTCCGGCATCAAAGCCGGTCCGTTGACCCGATCAAACCACGGCGAGACCTGGTCAAACATGCGCGACATTTTTGTTTGCAGCTGCATGGAATCGAGCTGCTCCTCGTAATAGGTGCGAGGAATAAACTTGTACTCGACTTGTTTATTTTCTTGCGCGGCCTTGAGCTTGCCATCAAAGACGCCTTGAACAATCAAAAACATGCCGACGAATAGGACCAGAATCACCAGGCTCTTCATTTACTAGTAATGTTTTTAAAATTTTGTGGTTTTTTTACAGATCCAAATCATCTTTTACAAAAATGCGGTGAATATTTCTAAGCACGGGGCGGAGGCTTGGGATCCTCCTTTTCAAAAAAAGCAGCGGGCGAGGCGGGCTCGTCGTCGGGCAGCTCGACCACCGTGGCCGACACGCTGGGCCACGCGGCCGCCGCCGCGTCTTTCTTGCTCTTGTTCGTGAGCTCGTTCTGCTTCATCATCTCGTCCCGGCGCATCCGAAAGTGCTCTTCCTTTTCCTGCTGGTTTTCCTTGTATTTCTTCATGAGCGTGTTGAGCGCCGCCTCGGAATACTCGGCGTCCGCAATGTCCTCGGGGTTCGCCGACCAGGGGCACCAGCACCCCACCTGGCCCACGTAGACGTCAAATGCCGGGTCGCGCTTCTTGAGAAACTCGGCGCGGTTGCGGGCTTCCGGCACCGTGTCGTACGCCCCGCGCACCTTGATGCCCCGGATGCTCGTCTGGAAGTCGTTGGCCTCGAGGTATTCCTTTTCCAGTGTCTCGGAATTCTTTTGCTTGTAGTATTCGTATTCCTCGCCCAGGGCTTTCGGGTCAAAAAGGTAGTCGTAGCGGTGCTTGAGCCCGGCCACCATCTCGACCACCTCTTGGTTGCCGTCGAACTTGGCCTTGATATTGTCAAGCAACGTGTTCAACTCGGCGCCAAACGGGGCCAAAAACTTGCCGAAAAACACGATTTCCTTGCGCTGAATCACCTCTTCCGGGGACAAGAACGAGAGGCACACGTAGCGCTGCCCGCGGATCTCGGGGTCTTCTTCCAGGTAGTCGCGGGTCTTGGTATCCACCGGGGCGGCGCTCGCTTTAGATGCCGATGTCGATCCTGCTGATGCCATTTTAATATGATGCATCAGATTGGCTTTTCCTTAAGCGTAGGGCCGCTGCGCCCCCGAATTCGCAGCTACGCTGCTCATGGCCCGGCGTAGGGCCGCTGCGCCCCCGAATTCGGAGCTACGCTCCTCATGGCCCGGCCTGCGGCCTGGGCAGGGGGCTTGCCTCCCTACAACCCCGCACTAGAGGCTATTTGCGTCATTCCCAACCATTCAAGGCCCCATCAGTTCATTGTCAGTTCCTTGACAGCTTACATGGCCGTGCGTGCCCCCACCCCTATACACCACCACGCGACTACACATTTAGCGTGTTTGATTCAATAAAACCCGCATGCGATTCCCGAATTGCCTCACCTCCGGACAACCTTCGGGGGCTCATGCGGATCTCTATGGAACTCTACACATTTTGCGTGTCTACTTTAATAAAAGCCCGCATGCGATTCCCGAATTGCATCCCTCTCAACAACCCTACCAACTCTCTAGTGCGGGGTTGTAGGGAGGCAAGCCCCCAGCCCAGGCCGAAGGCCGGGCCATGAGCAGCGAAGCTGCGAATCGGGGCGCAGCGGCCCTACGCCCTACGCCCTACATTTAATCTTTAAATGGTATATATAAAGAATGGATTCCAGTTTCGACGTCCGCGAGGTGCTCATGCGCATTTTCAAGTATTTGTTCGAGGGCCTCATCGTGGCCATTGCTGCCTACTTGATCCCCGGCAAGAAGCTGGGCGTCGAGGAGATTGTGACGATTGGCATCATTGCCGCCGCGACCTTTTCGGTCCTCGACTTTTTCGCGCCTTCCGTGGGCAATTCCGTGCGCACAGGCGCCGGCCTGGGCATCGGCGTCAACCTGGTGGGCGGATTCAACCCTGGCCCGCTGCTCAAGTAAGAAATTCTCTCGGCTAAAATAAATGGCTCCCTCCCCCAAGATTCCCCCAAAGATGACCATGGTGCTCGGACTCGAGCTCACCACGCCCGCCGTCATCGCCTTTATCGCCTACGTCGTCCTCGCGCTCGTCATCATCCTGCCCTTTGAGTTTCCCGTGACGGACCAGGCGACCGGCGAGGACTACATTGTCAAGTACGACTTTACCCAGCGCCTCGTCGTGCTCTTGCTCATGACGATTCCCATTGCGCTCTCCGTCTACAGCATCCAATGCATGATGGCCGGCAACTGCGTCTTGTGGTCGTACGTCGTCAGCATCATTACCGCGTTTTGGGTCTTGCTATTCCTCATGACGGCCATTGTTTATTCCCTCAAGGGCCGCGGGGCCGCCTCCGCCTCCGCCTCTGCCCAAAATTGAGCGCCGCACGCCGCTTTTAGGTTGCATTTTGTAAAAACACGTGGAGATTTATTTTTATTCAATTTCATGCGAAATGAAATGTAAAAAGACTCAAGAGCAGATTTTAAGAATGCCTTGAAAAAAATGAAAAGTACAATCATAATCTAGTCCATAATATGCCCCGCCAATTTTCCGGCACGTGGAAGTGCGACATTTTCAAAAGGTATCCGTATGATGCGACCATTGTACGTCAAGACCGCAACGAGCTAGAAATCATCGTCGTGACAACTCCGGCCAAGTATTATTGCCACGTGGTCATGGCCAAGCTCATGATTTTCCCGGAAGAGGTGCCTAGCCGCGCCCACGTCATCGATTTAGATACGATTACTCAATCCGAAGATTTCGAGTACAATGTGCAGGCGACCAAGTGCATGTCGACCAACTCGATCGCGCTTTTAACCGACGTGTTGCGCGCTCGATTAGGCATAGAAAAGCTCATGACCGACGGCGTCGAGGCGTACCTGTTGACCCGGGCAATTTTCGAGGGCGTTTGCAAGCTGCGCCCGGCCTGCCAAATGCTAGGCGAAAGCCCGGTGCCTGAACCCGTATTGGAAAACATCATCGAGATGGCCTCGGAGAGGACCCGGTTGCGCTCCACGCTCGAGCGCATGCGCTCCGCGGTCGCCCCGGGAGACCCCACGTGGGCCGCTTTAAACGGCGACTATAGACTGATTGCGTCGCGGCCGTTTTGCAAGATTGCCGACTACAAGATTGCGTTGCGCTCCGAGCCTTTGTCGGCCGATTGGTTTGACATTTGGAGCGAGGAATGGGCTGATTTTTTTTGAATGGTAGAGATTTTATTTGTGTTTTTGGCTTTTTGACAAATCAATGTTTTGTAATTGTAAAATTAAACAACTTAAAATCTCATTTCCTTTAGCCCGCGGTCCGACGCGCTCTTTAGATCCTCCGACACCATACAACCCCTGTCGTAATCTATGTGGACCCACGTGGGCCACGGGGGCGGCTCAAAGGCGATTGCGCGCAAACACGGATTTTCCTTGACGTTGAGCACCTCGATCTTGGTCGGCTTCCCGCGAAAGCTCAGGTGCCGCAGACGATTATTGTCCAACTCGGCAATCATCGTATTTGGCGGCAACTCGATTCTGGAAATCAAATTGCGGCTCAAGTACGCTTGGTCGATCGAATCCGGCAGCTCGACACTTTCTAAATTCATGCCGCATGCGTATAGGACCTGGACGCCGTCGGGAATTTTCAAATGCTGCAAATCGGTGTCGCTTTCGAGAAACTGCAGGGTTTCGACTTGATTCCAGATATGGCTCATTTTGGGGCAAATTGTGCGGGTCCATATTTCATCCGTCACTCCCAAAACTTGCAAAGAATTCGTGTCGGACGGTGGATTGAAATCAGCCGCCGGCGATTTTGAAAAATCAAAGGAATACTCGATAGACATTTTTATTGCATTTGGGAATTAAATATATTTTAAATGATTTTAAAATAAAAGACATGGCAAAAGTAATTATATCCAATGCTTTAAAAGAAGTGTGGTCGCAAGTTGATCCAATTCGCAAGTTTTTGATGTATGACCACTTTCTAAACAATAGCATATTTCATCGCATGATGAGCAAATTTGAACCCTCTATGAAAAAGCTGAATGATTTGTTAACAGAACATTCAAAAGCAGATCCTACACTAAAAACATGGTTTTACGACAAGAACCGAGGTAAATTAATCATCATTTATGACACTTTTCGCGGATCATTTTCATTAATCAACATGCCCCGCCCCGATCGCGACAAGTATCAAAAAGAATTCAACCATTTATTCATCAAGATTCTAGGTTTTCAGAAATTTTCCCAACACATTAGTAAACTACCAACGGAGCTTTTTACGAAATTTATTCGTGGAATCACGTTGTTTGAAAATGAAAATGACAATGATGCACATCCAATTTACCATCGAAATGAATCTTGTGGTGTTGCAACATTGACCGTGGACGAAAAGTTTGCAAAAGGCCAAAATAAATCATTTCTTCGCAAATGCTACATCGAGCGCCTGTTGTATAATAAAATATATTCAGTGATTTTTGGCATGCAAAACTCTCAGCACCTCAACGAGCTCGCATGGGTTGAAAGTGTCTATGAAGAACAACTTCCGGGTGAGTTTGTCAAGATTAATGTGAGATTTGTTCAAAAAATAGTCCCAATTTCTATTCAAATTTCATGGAATCCAACTCGTACTTCGACTTGTACCGAAACATACCGAAAACTATATGATGCGCACACGGATGATTACAAGCATCATGCTTTTTGCTCAATGGTATTGATCAAGAACGGGGTAACCAAGGTTTTTGAAAAAGTTCAGGATTATGAAAAAGAATCACCTTGGATCGAGGTTTGAATCGCTAGGGGAGCATGACACTGCCATTGCATCGCGAGAGCTCTCAAGATCGCGTGAAAAGATTTTAAAGGATCTAGTATTTTTTTAAAATTACAAATAAAAAATGGTAAATGTTAATTTAGAAGCCGAATTCGCCGAGACGCTGAATCAAATCAAAACGATTCCCCAAGAGCCGAGCGTGCGGTACCGCGGGCTTCTCCTAAACGACCCCGGCGCGCCCATTGCCAAATTCAAGACGCGCTTCGAGGTGCGCAACGAGGATTGCTTGGGCGCCTGCGAGCGGCTTTGTGCCCTTGCAACCGGCTCCGTGGGCCTGCTCAACATGGCCAGCGATCTGCGGCCGGGCGGCGGCGTCTTGACGGGGGCCAAGGCGCAAGAGGAGGACATTTGCCGGCGCACCACGCTCTACCCGACGCTCGCGGCCCAATCCTATCCTTTGGCGCCGGACGAGCTCATTTTTACGCCCGACGTGCAGATTCTAGGGGCCGCGCCCCCGGGCCCCCGCATACAGGTCGTGAGCGCCGCGGCCGTTCGCCGCCCCAAGCTCGCCTGGAACGGCACCTACATGCCCGCGGACCTGCACCTGATGCGAAAAAAGGTGCAAATGGTCCTCGAGACTTTCGAATACCACGGGGTCGACCACCTGGTCCTGGGCGCGTGGGGCTGCGGTGCCTTTCGCAACCCGCCCGAAGAGGTCGCCCAGATCTTTTACGACGCGCTGACGGGCCCGCGATTCGCCGGGCGGTTCAAACACGTGGCGTTTGCGATTACCACGGGGAAACCCAACGAGGACGCGAATATGCGGGCGTTTGGCAAGGCTTTTAGGGGCTTGGAATAAATTCTTTCAAGCTCGACCAATTCGCCAAATTCTTCTTGTGAATGTGCAAATTATTAATCAGCATGCCGTCCGCATACGGGCACCACAATCCTAGCTCGTTCTTTTGCCAAGTCAACACAAACTCGGTGGGTTTGACCACACATTCCCAGTTGACAAATCCGGGTCCATGACCTTGATCGGTCCCGGCAATATATTGTCCAATGTAGGCAGCGTCAAAAATGCACTCGTAAAAATCGGATCCGTTGCTATATTTGCCGGGCCCCGCCGGAATAATCGGCAGGGATGAGATGCATGCCGGATTCTCCTTTTGAAGCGTTCGCAATGCTTGCATGTCGTTGTTTCGGGGATTGCGCATGATGCTTTCGCAAAGCTCCTTGAGGCACGCCGTATCCGCAAAATACATGAACCCGGGGATGCCCCGCACTGCATTGTCAAACGTGGCTCCTATGCAAGACGGGAATCGGCTGGCGCATTTATTGACAATGTTTTCCAAGTTTTGGTACAACATGATGTCGTTTTCCATGTGAAAAAAAGAGGTCAACGACATGCGCTCGGCGATTTGCAATAAAGCAAAGAAACGCTGACTGCAACGCTTCCAGAACCCGTCAGACATTTGGCTAGTTCTAGTAAATTCCTCGTATAACACAGGGTTGGCCAAGACGACGTCAACATTGAACTCTTTCAAAATCGTCTCATAGTGGTGATGATTCGAATCGACGATTAAAATGATTCGGCAGCGATTAAACACGCGAGCTTGTCGAACGCAATCCACAACATAGGGCACGATTTGCTCCCCCAAATGAACCAAAACAATAGCATGTTTCATCAAATTGAGGTAGTATCCCATGTGCAAAGGCGACAAGATGTCGGCGATCGGTGCTTTGAATTTTGCATGCAATTTTGAATAATTTTCCTCGAGCAAAGCCGGAGTGACCTCATCCCACGCGGACACGTACAATGTCGGAAGGTCCAGCGCTTTCAAGTGCGTGTAAAACGGCGAACCGTCATCTAGTACAATAGGGATTGTCTGGACGTACAACGACTCCCAATACCTGTGCGTGTCAACGCCATTGCCTCTCGGACAAATGCAATACTTGTGTCGTGACAAGGCGGAAATGTACTCGCCGAACGATGTTCTGGGTTGAATCATGTGACTCCACTTGCTGGCTACCGCCGAGCGGCCTGAAAACGTCCGCGTGTCGAAATTGACGTACAATATGTTGTTGTCATTTTTGTCATTTTGATTCAACATGGTGGTCAACAATTGTTTCCGGTCACCATGGGGCCATTCGGGATTCGCTATGCCAATGGGCAAAAGCCGGACTTTTTTATGAATAATGTTGAGATTTTGACAATATAGTTTCAAGACATTTGGATTATTTAGCAAGGACAAGTGCGCCGAGTCTATTATTTCGTCGGAATTATGCACGACGAGGATTGAGTTTGGCTCGACCTCGCTAAAATTCAGCAGATGATCGCCCTTGACGAAATGGACCAAGCTCGGGGCGTTTTGGCATGCATCCTTGAATCCGTGCCCGTATATAATAAATGATTCATCGCCCATGTTTAAATTAATTGAATGATTATTGTTAAAAATATGCAGGAGTTTAACCGGGGCATTTGCCTGAAATATATTTAAAAAAATGAAATGGTGAATGGATAAAAAGCAAGACAAAAGATCCATCCATGGCCGAGGGCCAACGCTATTCCGGCACCTGGCGGTTCCCTTTTCAAGCAGTAGTGGTCAAGCGCGAGCAAAACGAGTTGCACCTCGTTGTTTCCACAAAAATTTCATCAGCAACAAACCACTATACTTACCACAACATTCTTGCCAAGCTCTTGATTTTCGACACGCCCAAGCGGGCGTTTTTAATCGACATGGACTCGATCATCATGTGCAACGATTTCGCCCCTTTTGGAGGGGCGGGAGGAGCGTTTTTGGCGGTGCGCGGGGCTTTCGAGGGCGTTTGCAAGCTGCGTCCCGCCTGCAAAATGCTTGGCAAAAGCCAGGTGCCCGATCCTATTACCGAGCACATTATCGAGCTGGCCTCGGAGAGGACCCGGCTCCGGGCAACGCTCGAGCGCATGCGGGCCGAGATCAGCGACGACCCGACAAAGACCGCTTTGAGCTCGGAATACACTCTGGCGGCTCGGGATCCGTTTACGCCAGAGTGTTGTTTTACAATTGTCAAGAGGTCGGAGCTTGGGCCGGGATGGTTGGACATGTGGTTGAATCCCAAATACGGCTTTGCATCGCTGCCTCCCTGCGGGAAGTGAGCCACCGCCCCTACGGGGAGCCTAAAAAATAAAATCTCTTGGGGGCCCATAAAATTCCCTATAGGAACACGCATTGGCTCATGTTCCATGTGATTCATGCCAGTTCCTATGCAGCGCCACACGGCGTGCGTGTGCAGTTTTATAAGATTCGATTCTGGAGAGATTCTTGGGGTTTTTAGAAAACGTCAGCGGCCCTCGAGAGATTTTTACAATTTTCGCGAAGCGGCTTCCCTTTGGGGCGGCAGCGAATAAATCGGATTCCCGCCAAGCTCTTTTTTAATTACCTCTTGAACTTGACCAACTCTTTTCAAATCATAAAAGAATGCCCGAAAGAGCCCTCGCGGCATTAAAAAGTGCAGCGACAAGATTCGAATCGTTTTGCGCTCGACCACGGCCGCGAAATTGGAATAGGACAAAATCTTTCGAAATATCTCGAATCGCGCATCCGGGTTTGTTTCCATCGCGAGCTCTTTTTCCAAATCTTGGCAATCAGGTAAAGAACCGGTAAAATAGCCAAACCTATCTTCCGGTTCTTCGAAATAGTCATTCCAATGTTTGTTTATTTCTTTAAAAGTTCCTGGCATTTTTACAATTGATTGTATTTCGACCGGGCGATTATAAACCGCCGTATACCTCACGACCAATTTGTTTCGCAAATCGATTTGCAGGTCTTTTAAAATATCTTGAGCTGCAGCTTTTTTAATTCTAGCGCCACCGCTTTGAACTTGACAAGCCCTATACATGTCGACCAGCTCTTGGTTGACCGTGTATCTGGCGGACAGTTTGGAATTGATTTTTATAGTTCCTGGCAACAAGAGGTATTCTTTTTCAGATGAATGAGGTACGATTGCTTTAGAAATGTAGACAATAGGAACATTATCTGGTAGATTTTTTGTTTTAAACTTGATGACGTTGCCGGTTGCCTTGGCAAAATCCAATGCCACTTGTTCCTTTGCTGATGTGGCAATGAAGCAATTGTCTGAAAATGTGGGTCTTAGATTGAAACAATCAGAAAGGCCGCGATATAGTTTTGGATGCTTGATTTCTGATTTCAAAATTCCGTATTGGTAGAAATATTCAATCAGATTTTTAATGTAAAACGCGGCTTCTGGGATGCGATTAATCTGGTTGGGTTCATTCACATGTCGCATGTACTTGCCGACCCATTTATAAAACTTGGTCGTCCAAATGATCGGATATTTGTGGGGATTCGGATCATTTTGAAAATTGTCATCAATCATTGCCGCAAATGCTTGCTTGTCCATTTGTAATATTCCAATTTTTAATCTTTCTAATAAAACTTGTTTCCTAGAAGCAGATTTTTAATCGCGGCCTCGACTTGATCATTTCGATTCGCATCCGATCCGAGAAATCCATCGGGCACGCCGTAATTAAAAGACAAGATGCGAATCGTCTTGCGCTCCACCACGGCCGTCTTGGGATAAAAAGATACGAGATATGAATAATCCATGTTTCCCGAGGCGCCTTTTATGAAATCAATGCAAAAATCAGTCATTTCGTCATAGCGCCTGTCCGTGTCAATCATGATTCGCTTCCACGATTTCTCAATCTCCCGCCTTTTGCGCGGCAATCTCACAATGCCTAGAATTTCCACGGGCCTCGAAGAAATCGCGCGATACCAGACGAGCAGCTTGTCGCGCAAATCGATGCGCAAATCGCGGTCGACGGCTTTCTTTATTTTTTGGCCGATTGGGTCTTGTTCGGAAATTTTGCAAAATATCTCGTAATTCATTGATTCTTTTGAAATACTATTTATTCTATTTTCCGCGAAGCGGGCTCCCTGCTTCGCGGAAAATATAAGGGTATTTCATGACACGTGCGGATTCCATAGGATCAACATGGGCCTGCTAGGATCTTTTAAAGCCTGACAAAATCACCCGAGGGGCCCATGCGGATCCCATAGAATCACACACGCACGGCGTTTGGCGCTGCATAGGAACTGGCATGAATCACATGGAACATGAATTTTATGCGTGTTCCTATGGGGGACCACACCAGCTGCGTGTCTGCCCTATGGAGTCCGCATGAATCTCTCGAGGGCCGCTGGGATCTTTTAAATATCTTTTAAATCCTGCAAAGTCTCCCGAGGGGCCCATGCGGATTTCATAGAATCACACATGCGCGCCGTGTGGTGCTGCATAGGAACTGGCATGAATCGGATGGAACATGAATTTTATGCCAGTTCCTATGCAGCTCCACACATTTTGCGTGTCCGCCCTATGGGATCCGCATGGGTCATCAAAGATTACCCGCAGGGGCGGTGGCTCGCTTCCCGCATGGAGGCAGCGATTTATTCGATTTTTAGGATTTTGACATTCGCACCCAATACCTCATTTAGAGAATCCGCGTCATCATCCTGCCATTCCCTGCCAAACAGCAAATCCTCGTCCTCGGCCACGGACCGCCAGTCCCGCGGCGTAGGGGTCATAAAAGTGCGGTGCGCGTGCTTGATCTGGCGAATCGACGCGTCCGCGCTCATCTTGCCGACCCCGTGGCACAGCAGCGGCACCGCGACCGTTTTCAAGCCGGCGGCCGCGCAAGCAATCAGGGCCCCGCGCATGGCCAAGTACGCGTTGATCGAGCCCGAGGCGCAGGGCGACGGCGTGCGCATGGTCGGCGCGTAGCACATGCTCTTGCCCGCGGCCAGCGGCAGCACGATGGCGGACCCGACGTGCAGCTCGCCCCGCCACGGCTCGGCCATGATGGCCGCCTGCACCCGCTCCTCAATGTCCGGAAACGCGACGCCAATGTACCAGTCGAGCCCGCCGTCCATGATGCCAAAGCTGTTGCCGGGCGCCACGATGCAGTCGGCCTCGCTGCACTCGAAAATGTCGCCGCACACGACCCGGACGCTTTCGGAATTCTCCGGCTCGTGTTTGGCGACCACGGCGGGATTCAAAACGTGAATGATGACGCGCATTCTTTTTATTTTGAATTTGGCAAGTTTTTAAATCTCTTTTAAATCGCTTTCAAATCGCATTTTGCAAAACCGCCCTACAGGTCGCCCGCCACTGTTTCAAGCATTTCTTTTCGCGCTCCGACGCCGCCGACTTGTTCAAATCCGCCCAGCAGGCCTTTAAACACCGGTGCACAGAAATCGAAAACGCCGCCACTCGGTTCTCGCGAAACTCAATCACGTATTGCATGCTCTTGCCGGAATCCTTGCCGAGCGTGCTAAATTCATCAAAATACTGGTAGATGCATTCCGCATATTCTATTTTTTCGCACAATGGCTTCATCAGCGTATTGCTAATAAATTTGATGCATTCGGGGCCATGTGGCAAAAGGCCCTTGTACATGATGGGTTTTTGCACCCCGCCTTGCTGCGAATTTTGAATCTTTTCTGGGCCCGTTACACACGCTCTTGTCAAGTCGTGCACCATTTTAGCCTCGCCCGGATCGCGGAATACGTTTGCCAGTTTGGCAATGGGCTGGTTTTTCCGGTCGACGCAGTGTGTGTTTGAAAGAAAAGCGGGGGATGCGATGGTTTTTTCGTCAGCTAGAAAGTTGCATTGTTGCGCAACGTTTCGGGTAAATAGTGTTTTTGACGAGTTGCCGTCATTGTAGGACGTATAATGAACGCTGAAATAGACTTCGTTTTTGCTGGCTTGGACGGAAAAATCAATGTGGTTGCCAATGTTGGCGATTTCGTACATGTCCTCGTCCGAACCTGCGGGTGTCATCGCTTTGATGATGTCGATATTGTACATTTTGATCGGGGCTTTTGAAGGGCGCACTTGGAGATTCGAGACTAGGAACTTGATTTCGGATTCTTGGTAGGCGTAACAATAGTGCTTGTCGAGGCCGGGACAAAGGTACCAATCGCCGAATGGGCCGGGATATTTGCCCATGTTTGTAAGGACAACGGGCTCCTCGGGCTTTTGGGCGAGAAAGAATAAAAACATGATTTTGCTGCTGGGGAGGCTGGAAACAAACTCTTGGAGATTTGCGGCATATTTTTGTTGATTTTGTTTTGGCGTGGCCATTTTAATTTCTGGAACTTTCTTTGGGATTTCCTTTATTGTACGCTTGTACATGCCAAAATGTGTTTCAGAATCTTGTTTATTACATGAAAAATGCTAAAGTCTTTTGCATATGGCGAGTACCTTATAAATGTGCATTGCTCAATTGCTTTGCAAATATCCTCTTGGCGTTTTTCGTCCTTGTCCTTGTTTGTTGTTTTATTGTGATGGAGCTCGTCGCATTCAATAGCAAGCTTAAACCGGGGAAAATATAGGTCAACCAAATACTTGTTGACCATATATTGGTGCTTCATCTCTTGACCATCAAAGGCCTGCATTATTTGCAATATCGTATTGCTCTCGACGGTCTCTAGCTTGCATTCGAATGTAGTAATGCCGAGTCTCTTGGCCAACTCCATTGCCATTGGCTTGCGTGACTTGACTACAAGCTTTTTTACCCCGATCTCGGACAAGAACACCATTCTTTGCCTACCACCATCTGTCTGGCTAGGAATAATCTTCTTGTCATACCCTTCTTGAAACATTGTGATTGCATCATGAATACTTGACAAATCTAGTAATTTGCCAATATGATTTCCTTGAAACCAATATCCATCTTGCGATACAACACAATTTAAAGGTAGACCCTTTTCGGATGCTGCCTGTCGTAATATTCTTGAAATACCCTGTAGCGTCGTCTTTTGGTATGTTTCCTGAAATTCTACACGCATCTTGGCTCCCGCCGTCATCTGCAACTCCTTGACAAGGTCTATGACCCACCTTCGAAAATCCAGGACAAGTGGGCTCTCAGACTCGGACTCTGCGAGCACGACATAGACGCCGATACTGGTCAGACACTCGACACATTCTCCTCGAGTGTCTAGAGCCATGACCTTTTCATAAGAGTCAAAATCTGTGATGACCTCGTGAATATTGTCAATTCCCAGCAGCTGGCCAATCTGGTTGGCTTGGAAGAGCGGGTACTCAAAGGTGTCGATGATGTTGAAGCGGAAGCCGCTCGCCATACTTGCGTGCTCAAAAGTGCGAACAATATCCATGATGTGTACAAGACAATACGGCATATGCCATTGTCCTTATATAGGAATTTGAAAGCCGCGCCCCGGCCTTTCCATTTAAGGGAGATGATTTTTCGTACAGTATATGTAGATGAAGCAAACTCTAGACATTCATCACACCAATCAAATTGCCAAGATTCGCTCTGCTCGCCAGGTGTACGAATGCACTAGAGATCGCATTGCTGAAATCGATAGGCAAACCGCTTTGTTTTCTAGCAGCTCGGCCTCGGATGCCGAGTTTCAAAGGCACATGGACATGGTCGACGAGCGACTGGACCTCAAGAAGAAGCTGGTCGAAATCGGGCAATTGATGGACGAGACCTCTTATCTGGTCAAGACGTCCGACATATTGTTCAAGTACTATGACCTCGTAGAAAACGGCCAAACCAACGTCTTGACCGCGGATCACAATTCCTTTCAATCGCCCAATTCTATTTTGCGTTTTTTTGTAGCGGCCCCTCCGACGCCTATACAGCAACAACAACAACAACAGCAACAACAACAACAAACAAATCCCTCTTTTAAATCCTCCAATAAATCGAGAGGCTCGCTCCTGGACAATTACATGGCCATCATGAATGACGACTATATCAATCCGAAAATCAAAGACGGCGACGACAATTGCAAGTATTGCGGGTCCGCTGCTGTCGTGACCATGCTCAACGATGGGTACTATTATTGTTCGTGCTGCAATGCCATGGAAAATATGATTGTCGACCACGACAAACCCTCGTACAAGGACCCTCCTAAAGAGATTACGTACTTTAGCTACAAGCGTGCGAACCATCTTAACGAATGGTTGAACCAGATACAAGGCAAGGAGACAACCGAGATACCGGAAGAGATTTATGACAAAATTTTGCTCGAGATAAAAAAGCAGCGCATCACCAACATGGCCGACTTGACTTATGCCAAAGTCAAGCGGATCTTGAAGCAACTGAAGGTTCACAAGTATTATGAGCACATTCCCCACATTATCCATCGGCTCAATGGCCTCCCCATGCCCAATTTCACCCCCGAGCTCGAGGAAAAGCTGCGCAACATGTTTAAGCAGATTCAGACCCCGTTTCTCAAACACTCGCCGCCGTCGCGCAAAAATTTCCTGTCTTATTCCTATTGCTTACACAAGAGTCTACAACTCTTGGAAAAGGACGAGTTTCTCAAGTACTTTTCGTTGTTGCGATCGCGCGAAAAGCTGGCGGGGCAGGACAAGATTTGGAAGTCGATTTGCATGGACGTCGGGTGGGAATATATTCCTTCGATATAGGCCGCCCCGGCCACTCGAATATTTTAATAGGCCCCATACGCGGACCCACCGGCCTCTTTCAAATCCATCAAGGCGCCATTGAAAAGGTCTTGCGCCGCATTTTTATCCCGCATCGCCGGGCCACTCGAATATTTTAATAGGCCCCATACGCGGACCCACTGGCCTCTTTCAAATCCATCAAGGCGCCGTTGAAAAGGTCTTGCGCCGCATTTTTATCCCGCATCCACCCCCGATGATGCTTTTTATATTCTTGAATACAATACGCATAGCCGCCTTGAGATTCCTTTCTACAAATGACAATGTCGTCAAAAAGATCATCGTATGTGACTGCATTCTTGTTGAGCTCTCGGACGTATAATTCTGTCGAAACATGTTGCTTGTACCTCGCCGAATGATGTTGAATCTCCAAACAACAAGGATACTCGGTCATGTTGAACCCGAGCGCATGCTTGCTCTTGAACCCTACGCGGACCGCGAGCCCAAGATTCGGAAAACACGTTTTAAAATTTTCAGCTGTTTTATTCATGTGATTTTGAGAGGATTCAAAGAATAAATTATAGTGATTGAAAATATAATCATATATGAGACTCTCTAGATGGCACTTGTAGATAAGCTGTTTGTTTTGTTCTAATTCCTCCTTGGTGTTTGTAATGTTGCATCGTCGCATTTTTTCAAAATCGCCCTGGGACATTTCGCGAGGCCCATTGTAAAAGTGCGTGACCCCCTTGATGAATGCGTTGAAAATGTCAGTCACCATCATTTTCTTGTCATTGTATTTGAGAATGCTCTCGAAAATCTTGTCCACGGATTTTTGAATGCGCCTATCTTTTTCTTTTTTCAAATGCACTTTTAATGTGCGGAGTTCCTTGTCATTGTCAAATTTGAATTTGTTTAGCTGAGCCGGCTTTTTCTTTTCGAGATGGCTACACCAATTCTCCAAAGACACGGCCAAGTTTTCTTTTGCTTTTTCATCATTTGGATTGTAAATGTATAACCGGTAATGTAGCTGCACATGATCAAATGCATTCATTTCGATTCTATATTTTTTTCTAAAAAATCTTTAAAACCTCTTAAAGCAAGTGCATGTCGGCGTTATAAATGTTGGAAAACCCAGCCTATATTAAATTGTCCGGCAGATTCACTTCGGATCAATACGGGTCGTGTTTCGGCGTCCCGATGGTCAAGGGCACGATCCGGGCCAAGATTCCTAAACTCGTCCAAGAAACCAACAATTGCGCCATCGAGCTCAAGTACGAGGGATTTTACCGCAAGGGCCAAGTGTCGCAGATGCACGTTTCATATTCCACATCCCTCCGGGGCCTCGGAAATCAAAGAGGATTCGTCGGCGGCTCGAAAGAGACCCAGCAGACGGTCGAATTTGCCATTGATGAAATGAGCGAGGCGAGTTTGTTTTGCGTATAAAAAATGAATCTAAAGAATTAGCCACACGATAAAAAGAAAAAAAGAAACGAAAGCAATCCATGGCGACCAACGAGATCGAGTTTGTGCGGAATCCAAAAGCCAGCACCTGGTACACGGCCAAGTTTTTATACGGGGCGCAAAACATGGCCCAGGTCGACGTCAACATTAGCGATGCGGGCGGCGGCTGGCTGTGCGAGCGCGTCCTTTTGCGCGTGCCCGGCCTGCACCCCGAAACGTTTAAACGCAAGATGCACCACTGCCCGGACGACCTCGTGCCGACCCTCTATGCGGCCTCGCGGGACACGTTTGGGCCCGAGCTCACGTACCACTTTACCGTGATTGCGGATCAGCTGTTTGACTTGCTAGAGGCGAGCTTGTACCGGAAAAAGAAACGAAGCTGGCATCAAATGAAGGCCACCGGGCGCGCGCCGCCCCCATAATCCCCCCGCCGGGGGCCGCGCGCCGCCCCCATAGCTCCCCGCTTCAGTGCGCTTATAATTTTATGCATGTTTATGTGTTTATGTGTTGTGTTCCTATGGAGCTCTCTATATTTTGCGTGTTTGATTTTATAAAATTCGCACAAGTCTCCCGAATTGCCTCACCTCTGGGGAAACCCTCGGGAATCCATGCGGACCTCTATAGGCTGCACACGCACGCCGAGTGGAGCTGCATAGGAATTGGCATGCGTTTCCCGAATTGCCTCACCTCTGGTGCATCCTTCGGGAATCCATGCGGGCCTCTATAGGCGGCGCACGCACGCCGAGTGGAGCTGCATAGGAATTGGCATGCGTTTCCCGAATTGTCTCACCTCTGGTGCATCCTTCGGGGGCCCATGCGAACCTCTATAGGCTGCACACGCACGCCGAGTGGAGCTGCATAGGAACTGGCATGCGTTTCCCGATCCTTCGGGAATCCATGCGGACCTCTATAGGCGGCGCACGCACGCCGAGTGGAGCTGCATAGGAACTGGCATGCGTTTCCCGATCCTTCGGGAATCCATGCGGACCTCTATAGGCTGCACACGCACGCCGAGTGGAGCTGCATAGGAACTGGCATGCGATTCCCGATCCTTCGGGGGCCCATGCGGACCTCTATAGGCTGCACACGCACGCCGAGTGGAGCTGCATAGGAATTGGCATGCGTTTCCCGATCCTTCGGG